CCATTGTCGTTCAGGATGAAAGTAAAACTCCTGTACGAAGCCAATATTGAGAGCCTTAAGATCACTGGCCAGCTTTGCCTCTCCCTCACTTACAACCTTCTCCCCTTTCACCTTGCTCTGCCGCTTGGCTTTGGCACGTTTTTTAGTGCCATAGAGCTTGTGGTAGTCAGCCAGAGACATACTGGTCATTACGCGCCTGCTGCCAGTGAACCATTGAATCCTACCTGTTTCAGGTAAGGCTCCCATTTCTTCGCCTGTGCCGGATCAGCCAGTTTCACGGCGATGCGTGCGGCCAGTTTTTCGTATGACTCACCCGGTTCGCTAAAACGCCCTGAAAATTCGGGATGCTGTGAGAGCTTCTGGGCGAAGGTGTGGATCTGTTTTTCAGAAAGCCGATTCGACTGACTCCCTGCGCCTGCCGGTTTAACAGGTGCAGCTTGCTGCGGATTTGAATACTTGGTTCGGTAGGCGTTAATCAGCCAGTCAGCAAAGTGATAGATCATCAGATCACAGCTCATGCTCTTGCCCACGTTGTAGGTTTCAAAGGCCCGCTTTTCCCGCTCAGACCACTTCGAGTTCATGAGGGTGTCAAAATCGATGCTGTCATCGGCCAGAAAAATTTCTTCACGAAGTTTTTTAAAGCAAAGCCAGTCTTTTTTATTTTTAGATTCTTCTGAAAGATTCATTGGGAGATTCTGTGTCCCGTTAACGGCACTATTCAAAGTCCCGTTATTGGCACTATTCAACATGCCGTTAACGGAATGATTCCGTTTTTGGGACTGTTCCGTTTCCGGTACTATTTCAGATAAATTTTTTTCCTGTAATGGTGCCGTTTTTGGCATGGTTTCGCGTCCATTGACCCCATTTAACCGGTAGACTTTTACTCGTCTGGTACTGCCCTTGCGCTCACCGGTATCGACAATCAGCCGGTCTTCCAGCAGCTCGGCAATAATCTTGAGTACAGTCTTGCGTTCAAGACCGGTGTCTTTTTCAAGACGCTGCATGCTGGGGTAACAGCAATGGTCTTCACCGGCACGGTCTGCCAGTGAGAGCAGGATGAGCCGTTTCAGCGGTATGCGACTACCACCTTTCTTCTCGGTCAGTCCGACTCTCCAGGCCCAGTTGGTTGCATCTAAGCTCATGGCTTCACCTTTTCCTCAGGGTGGCCAGCCGCATCAGCAGGCTGGATATATCCACCGAAATATTTAACTTTGCCGGCACTCATCAGACTGCTTTCGATCTGGGCCGACAGGTACATCGTGATTCTGAAACGGCGGGACATCTGCGCCTTGAACTCGTCCCGGGCCAGTGCAGCATTGGCCTCGTTATAGCCACGTTTACGCAGGTTAGCTTTATTGCGCTCGATCAGTTCGTTTAATATGCGTAGCGCCGGCTCGTAGAAGGATTGCACCTGCTGGTGCTGCTTATATTCGGGCAATGCATCAAACTGATGGTTCATGGCGCCTCCGTAACAAACAGTGCTACCGGTTCAGCCAAGCGGCATTTGGCTTTGAGTTCAGCGAGTGTGGCCGGGCGTATATCCTGCTCATGCACAATCTGCTCACCTTCCAGCCGGTAGTAATGGCTGCTCTGTTGGGCTTTGACGGTTTGTAGCCCTTCCATCGCAATGCGGCTTGCAAACACCACTACGTCACCTGTAATGAAAATTCCTTTTTGTTCTATAAAAACGTATTTGCTATCAACAACTTGTTCTGCTACATTTAATTGATTCATTTAGACTTCCTAACTAAACTGAATTACTACCGCCCTTGCGCTCACTCGGGCGGTTTTTTTGAATTAATAAAAATTAACTTGTATCTAAAAAATTGGTTTGATAACTTTATCTATGTTCATTCCAGCCTGTTTGAACAGAAAAAGCCTGACCTCGAACGTCAGGCTTTTTCATTTTGTACAGCAGCTAAATATTTCTTCATTTGCTTATTCGCTGCTTGATCAACAGCAGTGATGAAATCAATCATTCTTTGAGCAATTTCGTGAATCTCCTGATATTCATCAGGTGTCATTACTCCATCTTCATAAGCTTCATATACCTTCTGATTAACCTGGCCGCTACAAATGTTGTGCTGCATCATGGCTTCAAAAATAGAAAGCTCCCGATGCTTATCTCCATCACAGCCCGCCGGAACTAAGGCCAGGTTCAAGCTGTGCGCCCAAACCTGAAGTACTGCCGGGTTTTTGGTGAAGTCTAATAAAGCTTCAAATTTCTTAAGGCTAGGCAAATAGTCCATATTTGGATTGCCATAATTCAGAACGGTTTTATGGGAGTCGCCCACTACTTCAGCAATCTGTTTTGCATCAATACCTGGTGTATGACGGATCATCTTATACAGAGCAGCTTGTGCTTCTTTGCTAAATTCCATGTGTGAATCCTTGTTTTTATTCACGTTTACTTGTGGTTTTGAGAAGGTCAGAATAGCTATATGGTTAATACCTGAAACTCTCGGAGAGATGGGCACAGGTCAGTAGCTTTAAACTTTCCATTAGTTACACGCTCGGCCCTGATAGCGACTTTTTCAGACATATTCCAGCGGCCAGCCACATACCCGCTGATATTTGCTTGACTGACACTTAAGGCTTTTGCTGTGGCAACTTGCCCACCAAAGTGTTCTACAAGGTTTTGGTAAATGGTTTTCATGACCATCCCTTAAAAATATAAGTGATAACCTAAATATTATTAGAATACTAATATATAGTCAATAAGTATTCTAATTTGATTTAATATTAGCTGACTAATAAGCTATTATTAGTAATTGAAGGGAAAAGCATTATGCTTAAAGACAGACTGAAAGAAGCTCGCAAAAAAGCGGGTAAATCCCAGAAGGATGTTGTTGAGGCAATTGGGATTACTCAGTCAGCATTGAGTCAACTTGAAACAGGTAGGGTTGATTCATCCTCACACCTACCAGCAATTGCTAATTTTTTAGGTGTAGATGCATATTGGTTGCAGACAGGCGATAACCCTAAAAATATAAAAGAACAGACTTTCTATGAGGCTTCAGAATGGGATGAAAATACCCCTCTTGATGATGATGAGGTGGAAATTCCTTTCTTTGAAGATTTTAGTTTTGCTTGTGGGGCTGGTGCTATTGGTGAGACTCTTAAAACCAATACACAGAAACTGCGTATCGCAAAAGCTCTTTTAAGAAGACTGGTAATTGATAAAAAGGATGCTGTAGCCACACTCGCCTCTGGCGATTCAATGAGTCCTGCTATCAGGGATGGGGATACTATCCATATCGATCTGGGCCGAAAAACAATTAAGGACGGCAAGATCTATGCTATCTGTCACGGCGGCCTTTTCATGGCTAAACGTTTATATAACTTACCCTTCGGTGGAATTCGAGTTGTCTCAGATAACGCTCTGGAATATCCAGAAATACAATTAACTGTTGAAGATATAAAAAAACAGGAATTCGAAATAGTTGGGTGGGTCTGGCAAATTTCATCTATAGAAACATGGTGACCAGATATTTATTTTTGTTCTGAATATAGAAGAATAGACGAGTTAGTAAAACTTAATGAAGCCGCTATATGCGGCCTATTTAACATAGGATAATAATAAGTGAATAAAAAATATAACTTACCCGAATTGTGCAAGTACAGAGAATTAAGCAGCAGTGAGCAGATAGCTATTCACCAAATGCTTATCTCTTACGTACGAGAAAATCATCTCTACAATATTGTTTTACCCAACAATGCCAAGCCTTTTAATCTTATAAAGTTGGTCAGCATCAATTTCGAAAATGAATCTAGTGCCATCTGGATTAATTTTAAAACCATTACGGGTGAGAGTTTTGCATTACCTATTGATCTTATTTCAAGAATAGAAATATCAGGACAGGAAGAAATTTAGAGTCCACTATATGCGGCTTGGGTGTAATGTGAACTCGGCACAGCACTTTAGAATAGATTGGGATAATATTTTGGAGCGGGTGAAATGAATCAAATATTACAATACTTAGCATTTTCAAACTATAGAAAATATTTGAGACCAGCAGTTGATGGGTGTATGGGGCTCATGACTCATGTAGCTGAAATTACGTGGTCTGATGGGATTCAACGAGAATCATATGTGAAATTTTACGGTGAGCAAAAGAAGCGTGCTTTATTAAATGAGGCTATAGGCTATCTTTTGATAAGCGGGCTGAGATTACCACAACCAGAATTTGCTGGATTTCTTGAGTTTAAAATATCAGAAAAACACACCCCTGAAATATGGGAGAAAGTATCTGATATTGATAGATATAGAGGGGTGACTTATGCTTGGGTATGCACTAACACAAATGGCATCAACAGAAGAATAGAATTAGATAATGCCTCATCACCAGAAATTAAAAGCTACCTAACGGCACATATTGTTGAAGCATTGAAAAGTTGGGAGAAGTTACCCAATCTCATCATGTGTGATGATTGGTTAGCCAATAATGATCGTAATTTGGGTAATTTATTAGAATTACCAAACAGAACTTTTACCTTAATTGATCATGGAGGGATTCTATATGGTGACAATTGGTCTCCTTGGGATATTATGCGAAATGCCACAATTAGTGGCGACTTCCAAAAAATGTATATGAATTTATTTAAGCAAAAGTTTGAAGGATTATTCTGGAAAGAAAATTTACTAGCTGATTTAAAAAGCGCAAAAAAGGAACATGAATCTGCATTTGAACTTGTTAAAGGCGAAATTCATCAATTAATAGTTGATTTCCTTGGTGAGGAAAAAATCAATACTGGACTACCTCCAAATCCGATACAAAATGTGAGCAATATATTGCAAGATTTTCTTGCTTCCAATGCTGTACAAGTTAATAACATTGAAGCAAAATGCGACTTATGGCTTTCTGCAACACCGTGCAATGTTGCTAAATAGGTAACATTATGAATTTTAAAAAATTTGAAGAAAAATTCACTACAAATTCTACCACTATTGAGCTAATTCAGGCCTCATGGTCTCAGGTTAGGTTTACTCCTGATTTAGTTACGAATGAGCAATTAGCTGTAGGTGTACTTATAAATCATGATGATATAATTCATACAAAATTCATTGAGGATTTTTCAAGAATTGAATGTGCTTATGGCGCTGATGTTGTTGGATATATTAAATCCTGTATAGAACTCTTCGAAGATTTTCTTCATTGTAGTTATGAAGATTCTTTCTCATCTCAATTGATTTTAGAAAAAAGAGGATTTATACAAGGTGAATCAATTGATAATCTTCTTGATGAGTTATTGGTAAGAGCTGTTCCATTATCTTTACCCCACCATAATAAAAACTCGTTCAGGAAGCAATTCCATACAGTAAAAACAGTTAAGTTTCATTCTGATGTTAAAAGCTACATTAAGAATAAAATGGGTGAAATTTATAAGGAAATATTTGCTGGTAATGAAACAGTACTTGTTGGTGATCCTTCGATTGGTTACAGAAGACTTCCAGTTGCTATCAATATTGAGCAGGATAATAAAATTGGCGACCTACTATCGACCGTATATGCTACGCCAGACACTATTGAAATAAATTGCCTAAAAACTCTAGAGAATTTACGAGCTGTAAAGAAATATACCTGTAAAGATAGTGAATTTAGACTATTCATGTTGTCTCCAGATGAGATGAACATGGATCTCTTAAGCAGAGCAGATAAAAATAAACGAAAAGAAATAATTGGGAATTTTAAGTGGAGTCTGCGTTCTGAGGGGATTGACTTAATTGAGGAACATTCTGTAGATAGAGCATCAGAACGACTGATAGAATGGTCTGGAATTGACAAGCAAAAAAAGTTAGAAGAAATATAAGATTTAGATGTTCTTACACCAACCCACCCCAGGTGGGTTTTCTTTTTTTATGTCATTGATATGTAATATACTATTCAAATGTTATATTATAACAATTAATATAAATACCTCCCTATCATCCTGTATAAGAAGGTCAAGAAAATGAAAAATACGTTATTAGGTGCAGCTTTAATAGGTCTGACAGTGACTGGCTGTACTTCAAATCCAAATACTGAAGTTTTGCAAGAAAAAGTTAAAAATGATGTTTCATCTAATGCTCAGATTATTGAGTTTACTGGACCGAATGGTTTGTTAATCTTTCTAAAGTCTTCAGATAACTTTGAAACAGCGGTAATGACCGATAATTCTGGTAAAGTGTATCGTCTTCAACGCGCTGTCTCAGGAAGTGGAGTGCGCTTAGCAAATAATCAAGGCGTATCAATACACTTTAAAGCTGGTGAGGGCATTGTAGAATTCGTAAAAGATCAGCCTATCAGTATTACTGAACATAAAAAATAAGATTTATATTTTAAAGAAACCCACCCCAGCGGTGGGTTTTCTTTTGTCTATTAAAAATCAATTTAAAAATATTAGCATTCTTATTGACTACTAATATTAGTATGCTAATATAAAATCCACAGATAACAAAAAACCTCTGCATAGCGACAACTATCAGAGGCATGACCCACACCTAACCTGTGAGTAAGTGAATTATGAAACAAAAAGCAGTTAAGAGTCAAACGACTCAGATCCTCTTTCAAGAGCCTACTCAGGAAGAGATGTACGGTAAACCGCGCTCAATCTTCGCTGACCTTTGTACTTTTCTCTTATTGTTAAGCCTAGTCATTGGCTTAGTCGCAATGCTACGCAGCTGTGCAGATGATGCAGAAACTCAGGCAGTCCAAGCCCATGCCTATAACGCGAAGTTCTCTCAAGAGCCTCAACTGGTTCAAGTTGTGGAGGCTCGCTAATGAATGCAGCCGTAAATCCAGACAAAATTATTCCAATCCGGGCCAGCTCCCTGTCCGACCTGTTTGACTGTCCGGCACGCTGGGAAGCCAAAAATCTTTTAAACAAACGCACTCCAGCCGGTGCACGTACGCGCTTAGGTACAGCAGTTCATGAAGCAGTAACCCAGTGGGACTATCTGAACCTGATCGGAGAAGACGTCACCCTGGAAGAATGCCGCGAGATCCTGCATCACCAGATCTGGCAGCCAGGTGAAGAAGTAGACTGGTCCGACCTGGACCAAAATGCTGCTGAGGCAATTGGTCATTCATTAATGCAGAAGTACATCACTCATATTGCGCCAACCCAAAAATTTATAGGTGTGGAAGTGCGCTGTGAATCTCTCATCCTTGCTGATCTGGGCATTGAGCTTACAGGCACCATTGACCGCATCTATGAAAATAATGAGGGTGAACTGGGCATTGGTGACCTTAAATCTGGCAAGAATGCTGTTGCTTCAGACGGTACAGTCAAAACCGTAGGCCATGCACCACAAATGGGGATTTATACCGTATTGGCCAGTCATGCACTGCAAGAACCGGTACTGGCCCCTGCCCGTATCTACGGCCTGACTACCGGAAAAACAGATAAAGGTCAGCACGTCGGTATCGGTGAAATCGACTCACCTGCAGAGGTGCTTCTAGGTACTGAAGAAGAACCTGGACTACTGCACCACGCAGCAAAACTCATTAAGCACGGCGTATTTTACGGCAACTCAAAATCAATGATGTGTCACGACAAATACTGCCCTGTTTATCACGCCTGCAAATTTCGAAAATAATTTTTATAAGGATTAAAACAATGACTTCTCAAGTAATGACTGCTGAACAGATCCGTACCTCACGTCAGACTGCTGTAGCAGCACCTAGACCCGTTGAAGTCAGTCTGACTTCACTGGAAGGGTTTGAACTGGCCCAACGTATTGCCAAAATGCTTGCCGCCTCAACCATGGTACCGGAAGTTTATCGCGATACGCTAAAGATCAAAGACGGTAAAGACCAGAATGGAAACTGGCTGTACCGTAGTGAACCTAATCCGAATGGTCTGGCCAACTGTGTCATTGCTCTGAATATGGCAAACCGCATGGGTGCCGATCCGCTGATGATTATGCAGAACCTTTATATTGTAGAAGGTCGTCCAGCCTGGTCATCACAATTCGTGATCGGGGCAATTAATACCTCTGGCAAGTACTCACCGCTGCGCTTTGAAATGGAAGACCGTGGTGAAGTGGAAGTGACCTACACCACCAAGGAATGGAAGTGGAATGAGCGCGCCCGCAAGAGTCTGCCAGAAGAAAAAGTCCATACTGTCAAGCTACGCAATATCACCTGTAAAGCATGGGCCATTGAAACAGCTACAGGTGAGCGCCTTGAATCTGCTGAAATCTCAATGGAAATGGCAGTGAAAGAAGGCTGGTATCAAAAGAACGGATCTAAATGGCAAACCATGCCTGAACAGATGCTGCGTTATCGTGCTGCCTCATTCTTTGGCCGGATCTACGCACCAGAAGTCTTAATGGGTATCCGGACTCAGGAAGAAGAACAGGACGCCATTATTGATGTGACGCCAGAACCAGTACAGCAGACCTCACCGGTGACTACCTCTGACCTTAAGGCTAATGTCGTTAAAGAAGCACCTGTAGAGCAGCAAGCCAAGCAACAGCCAGTTCAGGAAGAAAAGAAACCACGTGCACGTAAACAGCCAAAAGTCGTTGAAGCTGAAAATGTCCAGAATTCTACAGAGAATGAGGTCGTAGAGGCAGAGTTGACTGTGGAAGATCTTAAACGGCTACAGCAAGAAGCTGAGAACTTGATCCAGCAAAATAAAACATCAGAAACTGCTCAGGTCGATGTAAACAAGTCTGCTGAAATTAAAAAGAGCTATATGAAGACGCTCACCAGTACCGTTCAGGCCAGCTCTATTAATGGTTTAAAAAGTCAGATCGAGAAGGAAAGCAAATTAACTGAGGTCGACAGAAATTACTTATTGGCTTACGTCAAACAGCGTCTTGATGAGGAAGGTGTTTATCAGCAAGGACAGGCACCAGTAGACAAGATCAAGAGCACTTCTACCCGGGCAGGACTGGAACGAATGATTGCAGATACTCAGGATGTGCATCAGCTAGAGACTGAAACAGCTCAGAGTATTAAAAACCATAAGGCCAAAATGACGGTGGAAGATTATAACGACCTGTTGAGTCTCTACGCACAGCGCAAAGAAGTGCTGTCACAGCAGGGTATTTTCGCTGATGCGGTAAGTCTGGTGGATTCCTATATAGCCCATATTGATGCTGCCCAAAGTATAGACCGTCTGAATGACATCATGAGTGATCCGGCAATCAATAGCCTTCCAGACGATGATACGGTGCGGATCAATGAAGCTTATGACCGTCGCTATGCAGAGATCAGTGATTAAGGGCCATGTCGCCCTTCGGGGTGGCAAATTCCATAATAGATATACGGCGGTATCACTATGAAATATACATACTCATCTATCACCCGCACCCTGACTGTCTTTGGCTGCAAGATGGATCATATCTTTACCAATGTGGGCCTGTTTGAAATTGAAGCACTGCTGGCCAATGCAAAATTTAAGGAGGCCACATGGAGAAATTAAGTCAAGCTAAGGTAAAGGAGGTGTCTTAAATGGCTCGCTACACCATCATTGTTGAAGCTGAGCGACCTCCGCAAATCACGCTAGGTCAGCAAATCGGCGGTGCAATAGTGAAGGAGTTAAAAGAGGTCGAAGTGGAGCTAGTTTCTGCTTCGTACCTGGCTCAAAAATACAACTTATCTGTGACAACAATCAGGGACAAGCTTGTATCGATCAACCAGGGCACACAAGGCAAGGCTTTATACCATCCACGTCTTGCACACGATATGCTCACCACAAAAGTAAAAAGAGGCAGGCCGAGAGCTAATTAGCTCTCACTGTCATTAAAC